AGTTTTCAATAGGCTGCACATAGACAATGCCACTGACGTTATCCCCATCTCTGGCGGGAGATTTAAACTTTTCGTCAATCCTCTGTCCTCGTATGAGGTGTGTAATGCCGTGGTCCATCGCCGCTTGTTGAATTTGAGTGCCAATGTTTTCAAAACAGCAACCTAGATAGCTTTGGACCTTCTGGCCTTCCCGGCCATTAAATATAGAAGCAAACTTTGTAAGGTTGATCGGCACGATGTCAGAAGGAAGTCCCTCCCGTTCATTCTGTGCAGACTGATCTGATACGACTTCAATAAATCCGCCGCACATATCACGGGCAATTTCTACCATTTCCATGGTTTCTGGATAGTTCTTTCCTGTATTTACCCATATGGCCGTAATTTCATGCGCCCGATGCTTGTTAAGAAACAAGCAGGCAAGCGAATCCTTGCCTCCAGAAAAGGCAAGACCTAGCTTCATGTCAGAACGCATATGCTGCATAAGCCATTAGTCCAGCGCTTGCGAGGCTGTTCGTTTGGGCATTTTGCGCATTTGCCGCGCCAGTTTGTGTGGCGTATTGAGCCTGTTGAGCGCCCAAAATATCAGCTCCCGGCGTAGTCGCTTGCGGGCTCCCTGAAAAAGGAGTGAGCTGGGTTCCAGACTTTAAGGCTTGCATCATGTTAAGCGGCTCATTTCTAAGAAATGATTGCTCTTGCAATGCTTGCTGTCTTGCGCCTTGTCCCACGTTGATACCTTGCAATGCGGCCTGTGTCTCCGCATCGTTTCTGGCTGTATCAAGATCGTATTTGGCGTTCTTCCACGCTTCAGTGCCAGGGGCGATTCCTTGGTTAGCAAGTTGCGTTTCAAGTTGCTGCTGGCGACGATCAAAATTAGGATTCAGACGCGCCATAATGGCGTCTTGGGCTGTCTGGCCTGGGTTTACTTGAAGCTCAGGCAATTGAGAAGTATCAAAAGGCTGACTAATGTTTTGTGCAACATTAGAAGTCAACCCCGGAAGAGCGGACTGAATGTTTTCCGGTAGGGATTGAGTCGCTGTATAGGTGGGGTTCCCGTAAGAATCCGTACCGCCTTGCGAATATTGGAGGCTTCCCCAAGGTCCAACTTGATTGATTCGATTCGCAGCAGCAGCTTCTCTAGCTGCCTTTACTTGGCCTTCTGCCGTTTCTCTGGCTGCGCCTACCGTATCAGGAGATGCCGGAGGAGATGACTTTCCCATATTTACCTCGCAAGTATTTGCATTCGTCCTTGAACATGACGTACAAGAGCAAATCGCCTTTGGAGGTAGCCCCGCGCAATTTCGCCTCTAGATTAAACCCCATTCCCGTTGCCAAGGCAATACTTTTTTTATTGCTCTCGCATATTGGAGCCGTAATTCTTTTTGCATTCAGCCCAAAAAATGGATATTGAAAAATCAAACCAAGAAAGTATTTATCTGCCCAATTCCCATCGCCAGCAATATGGCAAACCAGATTAGTTCCAGAGAAATCTTCATACAAGACGCCAGCGACTAATTCACCATCAATCATTTTACCTAAAGCGGTCCCCCGCCCTTTTGCCCATGTGCCGCCTGTTTTTGAGCATACCCAAGGCCCAATAAGATCAGCGTCCCAGCAAATCTGCTTCAAAGAACCCCGCCAGTTTCATAAACAATCGTTGTTGATACCCATCGAGTATCAATGTCAGAGGTAGATGACTGCATCACAATACCAGCATACTGGCCTACACCTGTAGCCCCCTGCCAGTTACGAATGACGTTCAAATCTCCACCCCAAATAGCCGTGTCCCATAGACCCACATCCCATACGCCATAAGAGACAGGAGAAAAAGATAATGATGCGGTCGGAATATCGGTCATAAAGTCGATATTTAGCGCAGCCGCGAGTGCTGGAGCGCCATTAGACCTGAACATCGGTTGCATCATAGTAAAGCGCTTCTGATTCGCCGTTCCATAGTTGCTAAATGCCTGGAGGGCGCTTGTAGCGACGTTCGCGCCGTTATCGCTATACCCCGACCAAGCCTGATTAACTACCCCGTTACCGCCAAAATAAGGCGTATCGTTGAAGAGTGCCCAGCAATTAGCGGCCCATCCGGTAAAGTTACACCATGACTTTGTAATGGTGTTCATGACGTACTGCTGTTGGTCTTGTCCCTCTTGCACTGGCACATTCACAATCAGCATGTTTTCTCTGGCGTAATACAGCATCTGCCAGCCAAAATTACCGCCGTAAGCCCCGACAGACGTACTAACGGCCTGTTGAATCTTATCAGTCAAAGCAACGCGAGGATTTACGCGAGAAGACTGTAGCGCAGCCCCTAGCGGCAAAAGACCATCTTGGGAGAGCATTAAAACGTCTCCACCGAGTTTGAATAAGCATCGACTCCCAACAGGATGCCCAAGCCTCCAAACACCCCTTAGCGCCCATGTAGTCGAGCTTGATGGGTCGGAGCCTTGGTAAACGATGATCTCACCCATGGACGTAACCATAACGTAGTAATCGTCTACACCTTGCCCCGCATCAATCGTCCATCCAATATGGTCTACGATGTACCCACCTAGTTGAGCTACGGCTGAAACGTCGATAGCATTCGCTGCCCCGCCTACAGAGTTTGTCGGAAGATACCAAGTCTTCAGAGTTCCTTTTTCAATGAACCATGCGCGGGTTTTGAAGACGATGGGGTTATTCAGTGTGGTAGTCGTCACACCAGTGATAGCAGGGACGGAAACTCCTGTAATCGTCGTCCAGGTAGTGCCGTTATAGAGTCTAGGAGCATCTACACCGTTCGCCGTGTACATGAAATTACCGCCAGAAGTGGCGATGTTGGTCCACTGCCAGCGAGCATTCGTAAGACCTGTAACCACCGCCGCACCCACGGCACCAATGGTAGAAACGTCATAAAAAGACGTTCCTGAGGCCGCAAACATTTCCTCAGTCGTTCCGCCTGAATACACCATCAAACTCTCTACCTGACCAGAAATACCGGTGGTCCAGGCGGTGTAACCTTGGCGCACTTTGCATTCAGTGGTCATGGGCCACCAGTTGGTAAGTGATACAGCATCACTTACTGCCATGGCGGTGAGAGAATCACGCGCATTCCATCCGCCGATTGGGGATGGGAGAGTGACGTTTTTAGATTTTTGTCCAACGGCCAGCATGATCAGCCCTGACCGTAGATAGAACCATCCGGGATATTCTCGTACCCGATAAGCACAGAACTACCTTAAACGAGCCAAAGACTCCGCTATCGTTGATGCGCAAGCCGACGAACTGCATAAGCGAGACGCTGAGATTCAAGCACTCAAGCAACAGATGCAAGAACTCATGCGCACTGTTGCCCCCAAAAAACCTGGGCGTAAGCCAAAAGCTCAGGAGACTACGGAATAAACAATGTCCTCCACTCTGCTGCAAATCGTCCAATCCGCATCCGCAGAACTCAGCCTGACCGTTCCGACGCAGGTTGTAGGTAATACGGACATTCAGGTAACACAACTGTATTACCTGTCTAATGCGCTTGGAAACGAATTGCTGCGCGAGTACCCTTGGGAGGCATTGAATAAGGCTTATAGGTTTACAACCCAGTATCTGACGAGTACCGGAAATACAACCATCAGCAGTGCAGTTGTAACGAATATCCCTACTACTGCGGGCCTATCGACTAACTACATGGTCACAGGAACAGGTATCAATCAGGATACCTACATTCTGTCGGTTGATTCTGCTACGCAAGTTACTTTAAGCCAAGCAGCATCGGCTACGGGTACTGGTGTTACCTTGAATTTCGGACAGACGATCTACCCTCTCCCAAGTGATTTTGACCGGCAGATTGATAGAACTCATTACGACAAATCCAAACGCTGGGAGATGTTAGGCCCCGAGACTCCGCAGCAGTGGGAGTTTCTCAAGAGTTCGTACATCTCCACGGGTCCACGGATGCGCTACCGCTTTATCGGTGGTAACTTCCAGATTTGGCCGCAGGTCAGTACAAACGAGTATCTCGGGTATGAGTACATTTCAAATTACTCGTCTGAAAGCTCAGGCGGTACGGCCCAATCATCTTTTGCTGCGGACACTGATATATGCATCTACACTGATATGTT